TGTGCGTAGTCAAACCAACCTCTGTTGTCCGCTTTCCCCAAACAACTAGTGGTCTCTATTTGTTAAAAATTTCACAAAATATTTTAGTATATTAAATCATAAAAAGGTTACAGCCTCGTAACTATTTTGTAACCGTTTTGTTCCTTGTAAATATACACCCATGGGTGTATATTATAATTAGAGAAAGGGAAAAAACACCCGACCTCTAATGCACCTTCACAAACAGCATAAAGAACTATATTAATGAAAGGAAGTCTTATTATGCTTAAAATCAATGGTAAAGAATGTTTCGTCCGTTCCTATTCTGAAACTGCTGTCAACTATATTTTGGTTGACCGGGTAAAGGGTACCACGTCCAATGGGTTTACGCTCATTGAAGGGAAGATTACTGAAGACGGGGCGCAGAAACTGTTGACTAAACAGTTCAAGGGTGCCGGGAAAGTTCCGGCTGTCCTGTCCGTGTCCTACAGTAAGGGCGCCTACGCCTACCCGGTTGAAGAGTGCCAGAAATTCGCAATCCCGGTTGACCCGGAAGACGGCTACAAGCCTCTTGAGGGCGATGCCAACGTAGAAATTGACGACAAGTAAACAGGCGAAACGGGAACCGGGCTAAATGCCCGGTTTCTCGTCTATACAGGGTTGACCGCCTGTATACTGAAGATGCCAGGTTAGAAAGGAAAATAACATGAGTAGTTTACGTGAAGAAATCGTACGTGAGGTTAGATGCCTTGACACCCACATTGAAATCTTGTCCGAAAGGTTAGAGAAACTTGACGACCCGGACTCCCACGGGGCTATTAGAATCAGGGCGCAGTTATATGAGGTTGAAAGGGAAAGAGATAGTCTAGTGGTTATCTTAGGGCGTGATTGTGTAGAGTGTGGAAAGTAAATACAAGGAAAGTTAAAACCGGGCTTATGCCCGGCTTTTCCTTTTGTCCCAGATATTGACCACTTTTTCCTGTTAAAGTGTTAAATCACTAAAGCGCCCAGGTCTGTACTTTATTATGGTAAACTGATAAACTGTTAAAGTGCCACAGTGCTAAAGTGTTAAAGTTTTACAGTGTTAGCGTGTTAAAGTGCTACAGTGCTAAAGTGCTAAAGTGGTAAAGTGCTAACGTGCTAAAGTGCTTGATATGTGTGACAAGTGGAAAAATTATACATATAAAAAATAAAAGTGACACAAATATCAGTATAAAAAATGTACAACCTTGTAGTTTCCAATTGTGAGTGCCAATTGTGTTCTTGCGGATTTGAAATTACAATTGTAAATATTTAAAAAAAGAAAGGAAGAATGTATACATGAAGTATTTTAAAGCCAATTGTGATTCGTTTGATTGGGCTACTGAATGGCCTTTAATTAAAAACGAATTAGTGACAGAAAAAGAGAGGGCAGTTAGGTACCCTAATATATCTAACAATTGTTTTGATTCTGTAGAAATAAGCAAAAACAAAACGTATAAATCATTTGGTTTACGTTTTGAATGTAAATAAGAAAGGAAGTATCAACTATGGCAAACTTTACACACTACATTACTGGAGAACATTTTGAGTTATATGCTAAGCCAGTAAAATTACACACACAAAAAGGACAACAATTGTGGCAAAATTATATCAAATCTCAAGATGTACATTTAAATGATGTATATTACACAATGTCTGAGGAAAAAAAGACTGCATATAATTCAATTGAAACTTTATTCATGCGTACACAAGATGCTGTTAGACTACGTATTTGCACACATAACACATTTAATTTTACAATGGGTTTTTGTTATGCAAATACTGAAGAAGATGGTTATGTGCATTTCTACCTATTGTATTTTACAAGAGATAATACATACATTGTTGAGATTACTCCATATATGTATGGAAACTTAAACGTTTTATTTTAAGGAAGGAGAAATTATAATGAACCTTGGTAAAGATATTATGCTTGCTATGCTTGAAACTGGAAACACTAATCTTACAGACCCTGATAGAAAATCAATTGTAGATTGCATGAATTATCTTGCAGACAAAGATGTAGCTGTTGTAAAGTTACTTGAGCACGAAAATTATCTAATGGGTGTAGTCGCGCTTATTAGAGATGATAATAACGATATTTATATTATGGTAGATATGCTTGATAAAGGTCGTTCATTTGAAAAGTTAGATACAGGTGAGGCTATGCTTATTTTGCTTAGAGAATATGCACGGGCATGTCAAGATTGTGAGGGTAAAAAATGATAAATGCAATATTTAAATATGCCGTTGAATGTATTTATGAAACAGGTTATTCTTGTATATTAGACGTATTTGACACCAAAGAAGAAGCTAAAGATTTGGTGGAAAGAAGAATAAAAGCAGATAAATTATTAAAGGCATATAATATATGTGATTGCAATTATGTATACTGTATTGTTTTAAAAGAGGTGAAAGTAAATGACAGTATTTGAACTCGAAAAACATTTGCATAAAGAACTAGATGAAACTATTGTTTCATTTGATAGACTTACTGACATTGAACCTGATAGAACTTTTTATGAATATACATTTGTGACAGAAACTGATAATAAAAAATATTATGATGAAATTATAGATAAATATGACGGCATAACAATCTATTGTGATTGTAATAAAATTGGCAGTATTACTTACAATGTATTTATGACAAGATTTTATCTTGAAAGATTTGACGGTTCAGGTCTTGGATATTTAACAGCTCAGGAAATCAATGAAGGGAAGTTAAAATAATGAGCAATATGAGTAAAGCTGAAATGTATTATGTAATAAGAGATTCTATTGACGTCATTTTAGATGAAATGGAAGAAATAGCTATTAATTATGATTCTTATGAATTAAATGAAACTATCTGTAGAATTAGATACGAACTTGATAACTTATATGATTTAATTGAGGTGGGTTAAAATGAAAAAGTTTTTGGCAACATTAGAATTAATGTCTGTTTTAGGAGTATTTTTATCAATTTTCGCTGACCCTGATTTGTCTGATATTCATTATACTGTATTAACACTTTTGATTAGCATTTTAGTATTTATTATTTGTGAGGCAATTATGATAAACATTTCTGATTCAGACAAATTTGGTACTTGACAAATTTTCGGAAATATGATACTATATAATTAACACAAAATCATGCATGAAACTTGTGTTGTAAAAAACATTTATTTATTCAAAGAAAGGAAAATTAGAATGGCTAGAAAAAAGATGATTAGCAGAACTATTACGACTAACATTTATGAGGTTCTTTGTGTGAACATCGAAAGTAATGAAACCTTTACCCAGTATGTACAGCTTGAAGATGCTCCGAAAAATCCGGATAGACTTTTCAAGATGGTATCAAACAAGTTGAACAATAACGTAGAAAAAGCTGTTTGCATTAAAGGCGTCACAACTGAAAGCAAAAAATATGCCATTTCTATTGAAGATTTTATTCATTATGCTACTGTTGTTGAGGAGGACTAAAACATGAACGGATATTCTGTAACTATTTCTGAATGTAGCAAAGACCTTTCTGCTAAAGAAAAGGTTATGCTCAAAGATACTAAAGATGCTATTAAGTTTGATGAAGCTACTCAGGACGGAGAACTTATTATTAACCCTGAACTTTGGGCTGTTCTCTCTATTCATAACGAAAATTCTGCCGATAAAGATTATGACAATTACATGATTGTAGATATGGACGGCAAAAAGTACGTTACTGGTTCTAGTAGTTTTTGGAATGCCTTTAATGACATTATTTCTGAAATGGCTGATTCTGATGAAGAATGGGGCATTAAAGTATACCGTGTAGCTAGTAAGAATTATGTCGGTAAGGATTTTCTTACTTGTAGTATTGTGTAAGTCATAGCAACATTTACGAAAACATTCAAACCATTGAACACGATAAGGGCTACGCTCATATTTGGGCGTAGTCCATTTTTATAAGGGAGTGTTATGTATGGCGTCAAATGAATTATCCAAATTAATTAAAAATCTTGTTAGACGTGTAAAGTCAGCAGAAGAACGTGGATATTATTTTACTAAAGACATAACTAATCCTAAAAACATAAAGACAGCCAAAAAATATACAGAAGATTTTTACAAATATGCAGAATATAATGATGAAGATACATATAGTACAGTTTCTGGTGAAGAAGGTAGACGTATAGAAAGACAGAAAGCGTATTATAAGGGATTAGAAACAAGAAAAAAGAAAGAATTTTTAAAAGAACAAGAATATATAAAAGAATATAATTATATACCTACAAATGATGGTGTAATATCAGAATTGCACGATATATTAAGTGCTATGTCCTATGCTTCATTTAGTGAATATCTAGGTTCACCAGTAGTAAAAGAATATAAAGCTAATACTAGTTCTAAGCTATTGTGGTTACTTGAACAAAATATTAGTCAAGATGATGAGAGTTATAGAGAATATGTTGAATACCTAGAAAGCCATAATGAAGAAATAAAAGCAGCATTAGAAATGATTATACGTACAAGTAATAGAGATGATGTTGCTATTAACGCTTCAAGTGTTGCTTTTTATATTAATTATCAGCGTGCATTAGATGCTGATACAGCAGAGGAAATTGGTTATCAATTAGAGCAGTTATAAATATGTTTATCAGATATTCTAAATATTTAGTAGGTGATTTTGAAACAACTGTATATGAAGGTCAGACTAAAACAGAAGTATGGGCATCTGCTTGCGTAGAATTATTTAGTGAAGATGTACATATATTTCATAGTATAGGCGAGCAATTTGATTATTTCAAGAATATGAAAAGAAATATAATTGTATATTATCACAATCTGAAGTTTGATGGTGCTTTCTGGATTTCATATTTATTAAAGGACTTAAAATTTAAGAATGGATTTATTAAACTTTCTGAAAAAGATACAGATGTCAAAATGAAAGATGAAACTGAATTAAATGATAATGAATTTACATATAGAATATCTGAGTTAGGTATGTGGTATTCAATTACTGTAAGAGTAAATGGAAAATATATTCAATTCAGAGATAGCTTAAAATTATTACCATTTTCAGTTAAACAAATTGGTAAAGATTTTAATACTAAACATAAGAAATTAGATATTGAATATACTGGCTATAGATATGCAGGGTGTAACATTTCACCAGAGGAACAAGAATACATAAAGAATGATGTTCTTGTAGTAAAAGAAGCACTTGAAATAATGTTTAAAGAAGGGCATAAAAAATTAACTATTGGTTCTTGTTGTTTATCTGAATATAAAAAAATATTAGGAAAACAAGATTATGAAACATTTTACCCTAACTTATATACAATAGAAATATCAAAAGATAAATATGGAACACCAACTGTAGGAGATTACGTTAGAAAATCTTATAGAGGTGGATGGTGTTATCTTGTAAAAGGAAAAGAATCACGAATATATAAAAATGGTATTACTTTGGATGTTAATTCTTTATATCCATCAATGATGTCAAGTGAAAGTGGAAATATATATCCAGTAGGTAAGCCTAAATTTTGGAGCGGTGATTATATTCCAACAACAGCACAAGATGGAAACCATTATTATTTTGTCAGACTTAAAACAAAATTTAGAATAAAAGAAGGAATGTTACCTTTCATACAAATAAAAGACAATCATATATATAAAGCTACTGAGATGCTGGAAACATCTGATTATTATGATAATAAAACAGGTAAATATTACGAATATTACTACAATGAATTTGGTGAATTACAAGATACATTTGTTACATTAACAATGACAATGACAGATTATATATTATTTTTAGAACATTATGATTTAATAGATTGTGAGATATTAGATGGCTGTTATTTTGGTGCATTGTCATGCTCATATCTATTTGACGATTATATAAACAAATATAAGAAAATAAAATTAGAAAGTACAGGTGCTCAAAGACAATTAGCAAAATTATTTTTAAACAATTTATACGGAAAAATGGCGTCATCAACAAATTCATCATTTAAACTTGCATATATTAAAGACGATAATTCAATTGCTTATATTCCTATATATGAAAACGAGAAAGAGCCAGGATATATACCCGTAGGTTCTGCGATAACATCTTATGCAAGAAATTTTACAATACGTGCTGCACAAAAGAACTATTATGGTGTTAATCATATGGGTTTTATATATGCGGATACAGATAGTATACATTGTGATTTAGACATTGAAGATGTTAAAGGTGTTACCATTGATGATAAAGATTTTTGTTGTTGGAAATTGGAATCTACATGGGATACTGGTTATTTTGTAAGACAGAAAACATATATTGAACACATAAGCGGAGAAAATTCATATTATGATATAAAATGTGCAGGTATGCCTAGTCATTGTAAAGAACTTTTCTTAAAATCAATGCAAGGATATATTCCATCTAAAGATGATAATTATACTGACGCTGAATTAGAGTTCTTAAAAACAAAACGCACATTAAAAGATTTTAATATTGGATTACTAGTTCCAGGAAAATTGATACCTAAAAGAATAGAAGGCGGTGTACTATTAGTACCAACTACATATGAAATGAGATAAAACGAAAAGCCCTGTAGGAGAAATCCCACAGGGCATTTTCTATGTATCAACAACTTACGAATCAATAAGGCGTATAGCAAGTACGTTTCAAATATTAGCCGTACATTTAAACGGTGCTGTCTAACATTTGGCAATACAGAGTTCGCAAGATGATACCTATATAGACAAAGCAGCCATAATAGCTTCCTTGCATTTTAAATTTTTGAACCTAAATGAGCCCCTTTCAAAAAGGAACCTCATATTAGATAAGAAAAAGCTATTTCTATTTAGCATAACATAATTTATTTCATGGTCATCTGTTGTGACAGCAATTTTATGAGGAAATGTTTTATCAGGTCTATCGTCACAATATATTACACCATCATCAATAAATTCTCTGATTGCAAATTCGCATCCATTATATTTAATAGTTGCAAGGTATCTACCTGTTCCTTCAGGCTTTTCTATGAACGTCATATTATCATTAAGATATACATTTTCAGATGCATAATCAGAATATTTACTAGCACTAAATGCTCTATTGAAACCACTTTCTTTTTGTGCTCTTGAAGCACTTTCAACATACCCTTGTTCAAGCACAAATCCATCTCCGCGTAAAAACTTGGTATCTTCTTTTAATCTGGAACTAATTCCTAGTGCTGTATAATAAGGATTTAATAGAGAAACAGCATTTCCTAGAAGGTATACAGGCACGTATCTAACTTGTTCTCCCTGTCCACGTGCAATAGATGTATGAATTGAATAAAACTTTTCAATTTCATTAGTACAATAATGATTAGTTTCACTTTGAAATTCATCAAATAATATTCTATGCACATCAGAAAAATAATGACTAAATCGTTTAACTTGGTCTGCATTATTTAAAGCTATTGCATAACCACAACTAACATTATCTAAAAATAACTCTTGAAATGTACCTTTTCTCATAGCTTTACTTGTCATAACATGACCTTGAAAAAATAATGAACCAATATCCTTAAAAAATTCTGATGCTACATCAGATAATTCATAATTGAATCTATATAACAGCGCAAATTTCTCATTATCTTTCATAAATCTATTAACACAAAGTCTACCATAATACGTTGTTTTACCACCAGTTCTATTAGTAGTGCAAAGGAACAATTCTGGTGTATTTCCATTAATATCTTTCATTGATAAAAGTTTAGTACCGTCATAGTACTTATTTTCATTCATAGAATATGCCTCCTCTTAATTATTTTAACATATATATTGACAAAAGTCAAGTGCTATGATACAATATATGGTAGAAAGGAGAGTGGATGCCTTATGGATGTTTCAGCAATTGAACAAGCTATAAGTACATTTGGTTTCCCGATTGTATCATTCTTTTTTATGGCATGGTATGTCAAATATATGAAGGATACATATGAAGCCCTTATTCGTGACATCATAGAAACATTTACAAATAAACTTGACGACATGAACAAAAAACATGATGAAGAAATAAACGACTTAAAAAATACTATTGACAATAATACAACTGCATTACAAAGACTTTGCGATATGTTTGACCTTAGAGATATGACCTATAAAGGGGTGTCAGAAAAATGAATATTTTTGGCATTGATGTTTCAAGACATAATGGTAACATCAACTGGTCTAAAGTTGCTCAATCTGGTGTAAAATTTGCTATTATTAAAGCAGGTGGTTCGGATGATGGGTTTTATAAAGACCCAAAATTTGAATATAATTATACAAGGGCTTTTAATTGCGGACTAGGTGTAGGTGCTTATTATTTTGTTGGACCGAAATGTAAGTCAAGAGAAGATGGAATTGCTGATGCACATAGGTTTTATCAAATAATTTCAGGTAAAAAATTTGATTATCCTGTTTTTATTGATTTTGAAGCACCTAGTGCATACAATAAATCTGGTAATACTGAAGCAGTAATTGGATTTTGTGAATATATGGAATCGAAAGGATATTACTGTGGTGTGTATGCATCTACTCTTTCTGGATTTGATGATAAATTAATTGATACAAAATTAAAACCGTATGACCATTGGGTTGCTGATTATAGAGGATATAATGGCTATAAAGGCTCAACAGGTATTTGGCAATATTCAGAAACTGGTAAGATTAGTGGCATATCTAAGAAAACAGATTTAGATTATGCATATAAAAATTATCCGTCAATTATTAAACGTAAACATCTAAATGGGTGGTAATATATGAATTTCGTTAAAAGAACAACAGCTCCTGACCCATATGATTTACATTATGTAAATGTAGGTTTTAGAGTTAATGGTGTTTCTGGATACAACAGATGTGTTCAAGGAAATGATACTCGTGGTGCTGGTAGAGTATGGGTTGGTTCTGTATTACCAAATTGCACTGGATATGCGTGGGGAAGATTTATTGAATGTCAGGGTTTAACAACTTGTAGACTCAGTACAGGTCATGCTAAATTTTGGTATGGTAATACATCAGATGGCTATAGACGCTCACGCACACCAGAAGTTGGAGCTGTTGCTTGTTATTCATTTGGTGATAATGGGCATGTGTGTGTTGTAGAGGAAGTATATTCAAATAACAGGGTACTAATTTCAGAATCAAACTGGTCTGGAAATACTAAATACGGGTATTTTAACTCAAGAGTAATTGACCCTACAACATATTGTGGAGGGACTTTACAAGGGTATATTTTACCGTCTACAAGTTTTGATGGTGAAACACTAGAATGGCAAGCAAAAGAAATAGGTGCATATAGCAGAGAATCAAATGAAGCAATAACAAATGCAAAATTGATTTACGGTATTTTAGACAATTTGGGTTTTACATTCGCCGCGGTTTGTGGAGTCTTAGGAAACATAGGACATGAGTCCGGCTATAATCCGTGGCGTTGGGGTAGTGATATCGTACTGCCAATAAACACAAATGCCGGAACAAATACTGGATATGGTTTATTTATGTATACGCCTCCCAGTAAATACCTACAAAATAGTGTTGCACATAGCTATAGCACCTTTGCACCACACGGCTCAAATGCAACTGGTAGTCCACATGATGGTGACGCTCAAGTTTTATTTATGGAATATTATTGTTTAAACCTTAATGGTTGGATACCACGTGGTGGGCACAATGTTTCATATTCTCAGTATAAAACATTAAATAATGTTGCTACAGCCGCAGAAGTATGGCTATATAATTTTGAATTTCCTGCTAATATAGTTTCTGAAATTCCAGAGCGTGTAGAAGAAGCTCAATATTGGGCAAATGTATTAGCAGGTTATGACCCAGATTATATACCACCAGAAGATGGTGATGGAAGCGGACCGAAAAAAGGTATGCCTATTTGGATGATGATAGGACTTGATTTTTATTGAGGTGATTTTTAATGTCAGTAAAAAGCAAAGAAGAAATACTTGAATCTATCAAAGGTTTTATTGGTGATGACTCTAGTGATGAAACCATTTCTTTTGTAGAAGATTTAAGTGATACAATTAGTAGTTATGAAGAAAAAATTAATGATACTACTGATTGGAAACAAAAATACGAAGAAAATGACAAAGAATGGAGAGAAAAATATAAAGAAAGATTTTTCAGTGGTGGTTCTACTGAAGATGGATACGATACACAAAATGATGATGTTGAGGATGAACCACCGTCTCCAAAAAATTATGAAGATTTATTTACTATTAAGGAGTGATAAATTATGGCAAAACGTGTAAATTATAGTGTTCTTAATGCATCTACTATGGATATTCTTAATGTTATTCACCGTAATGCATCTTATGATTATCAGCAGAATGTTCCTGTTGTTGAACAGTATACTGATATTCCGAAAGTTGGTGAAGTACTTTTTGGTACTCCGGCTCTGCTGAACCAGTTTATTAACGCACTTATTAACCGAATTGCACTTGTACAGGCTAACTCTCTTACGTTCAACAATCCTTATGCAATTCTTAAAAAGGGTTATCTTGAATTTGGTGAGACTGTTGAAGAAATCTTTGTACAGATTGCAAAAGTTGTTGAATATAATCCGGATAAAGCGCCTGGGCGTGAGTTCAAAAGAACGCTTCCGGATGTACGGTCTGCTTTCCATATTATGAATTGGCGTGTTTTCTATCCTCTTACTATTCAGGAAGAAGATTTGAAACGTGCATTCACTTCTATGGACGGCGTAACTGACCTTATTGCTCGTCTTGTAGATAGCATTTATACGGCGGCTGAATATGATGAATATCTGCTGTTTAAATATATGCTTATTAAGGCTATTGCACATGGAAAGATGAAACCGGAATCCATTGGTGACGGTAGTGACCTTAAAGATGCTGCTACTCAGTTTAGAGCAATTTCTAATGTTATTACTTTCCCGTCTACTGCATACAATGAAATGGCAGTTAAAAACAATACACCTAAAGATAGACAGATTATCTTTATGGACGCCCGTTTTGATGCCCAGTTTGATGTTGAAGTACTTGCAGCAGCATTCCATATGGAAAAAGCTGATTACATTGGACGGCGTTTCCTTATTGATAACTGGAACACTTTTGATAATGAGCGTTTTGAAACTATTCGTGCTAACTCTGATGGACTCGAAGAAGTAACTGCTGATGAACTTGCTCTTATGGATGATGTTAAAGCTGTTCTTATTGATGAGCGGTGGTTCCAGATTTATGACAACAATAACAAATTTACTGAGCAGTATGTTGCTAATGGTCTCTATTGGAACTATTTCTATCATGTATGGAAAACCATTTCTAATTCTCCGTTTGCAAACGCTGTTGTGTTCGTGACTGAAGATGCAACTATTACTGACCCTGAAGAAGTCACGTTTACTATTGCAAGTAAAGATGTTTCTGATGATGCTACTGTTCTTACTTTTGAACTTGACCCTGCATCCTCTGCTACTCTCCAGAATATGCGTTATAACTTCACTCAGCCTCTTGAGTTTTCTGAAGATGGTGTTGCTGTACAGCAGTATGGTGCACTTATTATTCCCGCATCTAAGGTTGCTGAAGAATACACCCTTGAACTTGAAATTGGCGGCGTAAAATACGTTGCTGGTAGTGCTGTTACTGGTGCATCTGATGTTGGTGACACCATTACGTTTGCACCTGAATCTAGTTCTGAAGGCGGTTCCGGTAGCGGTTCTGAAGGCGGTTCCGGTGGCGGTTCTGAAGGCGGTTCTGCGAACACTGGTAGTTGATTTTAAAGGGAATAGTTTAACGGCTATTCCCTTTTATTTTTATGCGGATGGTGATTAAATGTATATTGAACCTAGTACAAACATACGTCTACTACATAATGTTCCATTAGATACTAGTTATGACCATACTATATATTTTGCAAACGAAACAGCGCAATATGATTATTTTGTAAGTTTACAAAAATATAACCTTACTAATTATACATATCAGCGAGTTAAAAGAGGCGTTGCAAGAGTAGGTATTGTTGCAGAAAATCTTTACGACTGTAACTATATGATGTTTAGAAACATTAATTTTGGTAGTAAATGGTTTTATGCTTTCATAACTGGTGTTGAATATGTAAACAATGAAATGAGTGAAATTTATTTTGAACTTGATGTTATGCAAACATGGCATTTTAACTACGAAATGGAACAATGTTATGTTGATAGAGAGCATAGTGAAACTGATTTATTGGGCGAACATATTGAACCTGAAACATTGGCTACTGGTGAATATATGTGTAATGGAAATACATTTAAAATTGGTGACGACTTGACGAAACTTTGTGTGATTGTTGTTGTTAATGAAGTTGGGCGTAAAGAGGACGATACCCTTGATGAAACAAACCCTGTAGCAAGTGGTACTCTTTATGATGGTATTTTTGGTGGTGGACTTTATTATTGTTTTGAAGCTAGTGATATTAATGGAATAAAAGCGCTACTTACAAGATATGTGCAAAAACCAGATAATGTAACAATGATGTATATGGTTCCAAAGGCATTTGTTACTGGTGTAAATACGACTATACCATCACCGTATATTATACCTGCTAGAGCATATGGGCGTGATTATAGAATTAATTTAGCCCCTCTAACTGGAAATGAAACTTTGGACGGGTATAAACCAAAAAATAAAAAATTATATACATATCCGTATAACTTTTATTCAGTTACAAATGTGAATGGTTCTACATTGAATGTGAGATATGAATTTTTTGAAAATCTTGCGCCCTCATTTGTAGTTAGAGGAAGTATTACAATGCCAGTAAAAGGTATATTACTTCCAATTAATTATAAAAATGCAGGTGATAATATATATGAGACTATTGACGTTGGTAACTTTCCCATGTGCTCTTGGAATATTGATGCTTTTAAGGCGTGGGTTGCGCAAAACACAATTCCTATGGCTATAAATGCTAGTGCAACAATGATTAATACTGGAATTACAGTAGCAAGCGGGCTTGGTGCTACAGCTATGGCAAATACGGCAGCCGCCGCAGGCGCTACAGGCGCAGCCGCTTCAGCTAGTCCAATGAGCTATGGCGCTATGGCTAGCCCAATTAGTATGGTTGGTAATATTCTTAGTCAAACCTATACAGCATCTATAGCTGCAGATATTGCCAAAGGAAGCAGAACAAATGGAAGCCCATTATCCGCCAATAGAATGAATACATTTTGGGGCTCAAGACTTAGCGTAACAAAAGAATTTGCAAAACGTATTGATGATTATTTCACAGTTTTTGGTTATGCTGTTGGTAGATGTAAAGTTCCAAATAGAAACTCAAGACCGCATTGGAATTATGTTAAAACAATTTCTTGCACTATTAAAGGTTCAATTCCTTCTGATGATATGAGAAGAATTTGCTCAATATATGATAAAGGTATTACATTCTGGAAACATGGGTCAGAAGTAGGAAACTACTCACTTGATAATTCTCCTGCATAAAGAGGTGATACAATTATGGGAAAAAGACGCGGACCGAATAGACGACCTAAAACAGAGTTCGGAGACAGTGCACTTAAAAACAATGCAACATATATCTTTTATTATGAACGTCTAAAAGAATTAGCTATTTCAATGTTTGAATGGGAAAATCTGCCTGATAGTTGTGATGAAAGATATCTTGAACTTGCATTATTTGATACCGGTAAAGCTGTATTCTTTAAAGACGAAGAACTTGATGAATTACTTTGTTTGCGTGTAGCTATTGGTGGTCAATGGGATATTTACAATTATCCGAAATCTAGACGTGCATACGCTACTAATAGTTATCAGAAAGACCTTACAGAAAAAGATAGTGTTATCATATTTAACAACCTTCTACGTACGAATTCTGTAATGCAGTGCAGGATTTTTGCTGAAAAACTTACAAATATTGACAGGATTATAGATGTAAATGTACGTGCACAAAAAACTCCTGTACTTATTCAAGGTTCTGAGCAACAAAGAATGACATTAGTAAATTTGTACAAAGAATTTGAAGGAAATGCGCCCGTCATTTTTGGTGATAAAAACCTTGACGTTTCTGGTCTTTCTGTTCTTAAAACTGATGCACCATATGTAGCTGATAGACTTTATGACTTAAAAATTCTTATTTGGAATGAAGCACTTACATATTTTGGTATTAGTAATGTAAACTTTCAGAAAAAAGAACGTCTGATTTCTGATGAAGTATCAAGACAAATGGGTGCAACTATTGCAAGTAGATATTCAAGACTTGAAGCTCGCAGACAAGCTGCTGATAAAATCAATGAAATGTTTGGCACAGATATTAATGTTGTATACCGTGAGGATTATCGTGAAATGGACAATGAAATTCTATTTACTGGTGATACAGAACATGGTGGAATTACTAATCTTGCAAAAAATCCAAATTCGGCAGGTGATTCTAATGAGTAAATATACAACTGAAGTACGATTTATATGTGAGACTTATGCAGGATATAATGAAAGTCAGGATTATCCTATTGATACTGTTATTGCTAAAAGCAGAGAAAAAGTTTTTAACTTTGATTTTCCAATTTTTGATGAAAATTATAGAGCTACTCTTGAAACTAAAATTTTGAAGCATTATTATACAAGAGAAATTTGTGCAGAAACAGTTGCTTTATGGAAACATTGGTTATGCACACGGTTAAATGAAATTATGCCTTATTATAATCAGTTATATAAATCTGAACTAATTGACTTTAACCCCCTCTATGATGCTGATTATACAACTAAACGTGATGATACGGGCACAGCTAAATCCGAAAACAACATTGATACTAAAAGTACAGACTGGAGACTGTTTAGTGATACACCACAGGGTGCATTAACTAATGTAGAAAACGAAAGATATTTAACAGATGCTACTAAAAACACACACGATGGAAATCAAAAAGGCAAAAACGATATTTTAACTACGGATGATTATCTTGAACATGTATATGGAAAACGTGGATATGACAGTTTCAGCAAAAGGCTTCTTGAATTTCGTGAGACTTTTTTGAACATTGATATGATGATTATTGATGAACTGTCTGATTTGTTTTTTAATCTTTGGTAAGGCGGTGAATATATATGCCAATTTTAGGGCCTTTTTGGGTACAAAAAATTCTTCCTCTTGTTTATGATAACAGTTTGAGCTATTATGAAGTTCTTTGTAAAATGGCAAAAGCTATTGATGATTTGTATGAAGAACTTGGAAATAATTTTAGTAAAATTCTTAAAAAATTCTTTAATGACATTATGCCTAGTGTAATGTATGAAGAAGAAAATGAAAGAATTGTTTTCTCTTTTACTATTACTTCAGCTATTGAAGATGGTATTCATGTATATACTCAGAATGATGAAACTATGAGTATTTACGGCGAAGATTAAAGAGGTGATATATATGCCTAAATTATCTAAATTCAGAATGAATAATATGCTTATTGATATTACAGTACCTGATGGAGAAATTACTACAAATAAACTTGCTGATAATGCTGTTACTAATAATAAACTTAGCAATAACGCTGTTACAGCCTCAAAAATTGCTACGGGTGCTGTTAGTTCTCCAAAATTAGCTAGTGGCGCTATTCGTGAGTCAGCTATTGCTGATGGTGCTATTACAACTAATAAAATTGCTGATGGTGCTGTTACTGAAGTAAAAATCGCTAATGGTGCTATTACAGCTTCAAAAATTACTAACGGTACTATTAGTGAAGATAAATTAGATAGTTCTGTACAAGCTAAACTTAATAGTGGAAGTAGTGGAGAACCTTTAGAACCTCTTATTATTGATATTATGGGTGTAGACCACGATAAAGTAACTAATAATGAAGTTTATATTGCAATTCATTCAAATCAGGAAATTTATTTTTATGAACAAAATGAAGAATTATATATTAAACTTACTGATTATGAATATGTTAGTCAGGGATATAATCTTTATTTCAAAACATTTTATATCAATACAGCAACTAACACCCTTACTGTTGAAGAATATTGTGTAAGCGTGCTTAATCTAGTATCTCCTGATGGGTATCCTACAATGACTTATAAATCTGCTACTTTGACAACTAATTCTTAATGAGGTGATTTATTATGAGTGTAAAACTTTCTAAATTTAGAGTTGACGACACTATGATTGAAATTGATGTGCCGGATGGCTCTGTTACTGAAGAAAAACTTTCACCTGAAGTTGCTGAAAAACTTAATTCTGGTGGTGAATCTGGTGGTATGGAATTTAAAACACTGGATGTGACTGCAACGTTTGAGCCCTTCGTGGACACCTATACGGGCAGAATTACGTCTACTATTCCTGAAGGCATTGTCATCAACGATATTGTGAAAATTGAGAAAATAACGACAGACGCATCCATGCCTGATGCCGTTACCTTACGACCTTTGCCAGTGTATGACTTGATTGCACGTGGCACGAATTTTGAAATCCAGTATGCAACATGGTACCAATGGATTAAGGGCGAACTTCCAGACGAAATGCGGGAGCAGTATGAACAGGTGTACCCGCTGTTAATTTTATTTATGCATCAGCGTGGAGTTTCACCAGAAGGCGGCACATTCACAATGGATTTCCGCATTACTTATGTATAATATAAGGAGTGATAATAATGCCTAAATATGTTAGCAGATTTAAAATTATGGATGGAGAAGATATTCTTATCCGTGATGCTGAAGCATACAATGTAATTAAAAAAAGATTTTCCAGAAATCTCCTTATTATTGCTGATTCTTATGGTGATACAATCTTTAGTGGAGACAATACTAATTCGAAAACTTTCATTGATTATATGAGAGAAATTATTCCTAATAACTGGACAATCAAAAGTCTTGTTCAGTCTGGTGGTAGTTTTCTTGGTTTAGATAACAATTCAAATCTTAGATTCATTAATGTAATGAACAATAATGGTTTAAGTGAAGCAGAAAGAAGTAACATTACTGACATCATTGTTGTTGGTGGATGGAATGATGTTGATAACCTTACTACACATGGAAAGACTGTTAACCAGTTATCTAATGCAATTAGAGAGTTCACTACTAGAGCAGCAATTTTGTTCCCAAATGCAAGCGTTCTTTTATGTCCTGTAGGCACGTCTGTTTTTAATACTACACAAAGACAGGGTTATCATAACATGCTTAACTGCTACACTAATCCGGCTATGAGTGGCGCAAAATTCGCAGCTATGTCTGACGCAGATTGTGTTCTTACTGATACTACAATGTTTAGAACTAATCAATGGGTACATCCTAATAACAAGGGTGGACAGGCTATTGCTAGTGCAATTATGTCGACTTTAAATGGACAGGGAATCGGTGTTCATAGATGGTGGAATAATACTGTCAATGGTGGAAGCGGAAATCTTTCAGGTGTAGTAGAAGATATTGGTGGATATATTCAGACACTTACTAGTGGTTTCTATCAGTATCAAAATGGAAGAAATGTAGAGCTTCTTATGCTTCAAACATCTATTCAGATGAATACTGACACAGGTAAATATTGGGATGGCACTCCAGGTAATTTACAAAAAATTTGTACTTTACGTAACCCGATTTTTGTTGGCAGTCAATTTAGCGAATTTCAGGCCACAGTACCGTTGAATGTTCATACTATGGATGATAAGTGGATTAATACTACAGGTATTCTTACAATGTTTGGTAAAGATATAAAGCTTTCTGTTGTAAATGTAGGTAACTCAGGTTGGGAAGGTATCTCTGTTAACTGGCTTGGTTTCACAGGTAATGTCTCAATTCGTGGCGATGCAGGTCTTTGCAATCTGTAAATAATTTTCTTGGCGCATCTATGATTCATTTAAGTGAGTTATAGGTGCGTCAAATTTTTTCGCCAGAGATGAGAGAAAGGTTGATTTGACTACGCACA